TGTTCAAATTGCACAACCTATGCAATAAAGGCATAATGCCCCCGTGGTCAATAAACTAGCGAAAAATAGCAACCTCGCCGGGAAAAGGCAAGGAAGGCCGAAAGGCGCGACAAATAAAACTACAAAAGACGTGCGCGCAATGGTCGCTGCCTTCGCTGAGAAAAACGCCTCAAAGTTTGAAGATTGGGTGAACCGAACCGCTGAGGGCGACCTAAAAAACGGGGTAAGGCCTCAACCAGACAAGGCGGCGGCGCTTTATTTGTCGGCAATCGAATACCATATTCCAAAGCTGGCGCGGACTGAGCACAGCGGAGAAGGGGGCGGGCCTGTTAAGTTTGAAATTTCAGCGCCATGGTTGAAGCCAGCGATTGCTGATCGTAATAAGTAATGGCAACAGGCATAAACGCCTACGAGCCGCGCGGCCCATTCATTGAATTTCACAACCGGAATGAACGGTGGGCTGCTTTAGTTTGTCATCGCAGGGCTGGGAAAACAGTTGCCTGCATTGCTGAATTGGTCTTATCGGCGCTCGTCACGCCTAAGCAAGACGCCAGATACGCCTACGTATGCCCCCAGTACAACCAAGCCAAAGACGTAGCATGGGTTTACATCAAGCGATTGACGGCAGACATACCGAAAATAAGCTATAACGAATCAGAGCTAAGGGCTGACCTGCCCAACGGTGCCCGCATCCGGCTTTATGGCGCGGACAACCCGGATAGGTTGCGCGGCCTGTACTTGGACGGCGTGATCCTGGATGAATATGCCGACATGCGCTCGGGCGTCTGGGGTGAGATCATTCGCCCTATGTTGACAGATCGTAGGGGGTGGGCAGTGTTCATTGGCACGCCCAAGGGGCATAACGCCTTTTACGACCTGTACAAAACAGCGGTAGAAAGCGACCAATGGCACACAATGACCCTCAAGGCTAGCGAGTCGGGGCTGATTGATGTTGACGAGCTAAAAGACGCCAGCGAAGGCATGACCGATGACCAGTATGCCCAAGAGTTTGAATGCAGCTTTGAAGCGGCCATTGCCGGGGCTTACTATGCCCGTGAGTTTGATGCCATTGGCGACCGCATTACAGACGTTCCCTATGACCCGGTGTTGCCAGTCTATACGGCTTGGGATATAGGTTACAGCGATGACACCGCCGTCTGGTTCTATCAGGTAACGCGCTCTGAAATCCATGTGATTGACTATTACGCGGCCAATGGGCACGGGGTACAGCATTACGCCGATATGCTTGATTTACGGGGCTATGCCTACGCAAAGTCGGGGACAAATCCGTTTCTATGGCTCCCACACGATGCCAGGGCAAAGACATTCGCCAGCAATGGCAAGTCAACGCAGGAGCAGTTTCAAGCGTTGGGCTACACCTCACGTATCACGCCCGAGCTGTCATTGCAGGACGGCATCCAAGCGCTGAGAAAAGCCTTCCCCCGCATGTATTTCGATAAAACAAAGTGCTTTGATGGTCTTGAAGCGCTGAAACTGTACCGGCGTGAATGGGATGGGGATAAGAAGGTATTCAAGGACAAGCCATATCATGACTGGACAAGCCACGCGGCTGATGCTGCCCGGTATATGGCTATTGCCTACCAAGCCCTGAAGCCAGAAGCCGACAAAGAAGAGCCACGCTTCCCCATCAAAGGTATGGCAGACGGCAGAATAATTACCCAAACCTTGAATGAAATGTGGAATAATGCGCCCAAACGCTCAAAAAGGATATAACGATGGCTGGCTTAAGCAATTCTGGTTATGTAGCGGCTCCCATTACTGCGTCAGGTTTGGTTAAGACCGGCGCTGGTGTTTTGGGTGCTATTGTGGTTGGGTCAAGTACGGCTGGCACTATCAAAGTATGGGATAGCCTGACCGCATCCGGTACGGTGATTCTTGAAACAACTGGAGCCATTACAGCGCCTTTTGTCCTGACGCTGCCGGTCGCGTTCAGCGTTGGCCTGTTCGTCACTGTGGGCGGCACTCTGACAGCTTCGGTACTCTATGGCTGAAAAGCCGGATGACGCACCAGCCTCAAGCGAGGACTGGTTTACCAATCTCAAGCTGTCCAAAAACGAGCTAAAGAGCTGGGTATCAAAAGGTGAAAAGGTAGTCAAGCGCTACCGTGATGAGCGTGCAGACAGCGCAGGCGGCAAGCGATACAACATTCTCTGGTCAAATATCCGCACGTTGTTGCCAGCGGTTTATACCAAAAAGCCAAAAGCTGAGTGTGAGCGCCGCTGGAAAGATCAAGACCCGGTAGGCCGTTGCGCCTCAACCTTGTTGCAGCGCTGCTTGCAATTCGAGATTGACCACTACCCCGACTTTGACAATGCCCTACGCAATTCTGTGCTTGACCGCCTATTGCCGGGGCGTGGCGTGGCTTGGGTTCGGTATGAGCCGACGTACAAGCAGGAAGAAGCTGACGAAAGCGTAGACCCACAAATCACGGATACCGTCGAATCTGACACGCTGGAAAACGAATGCAGCCCGGTTGATTACGTATTCTGGAAAGACTTTAGGCACTCGCCTGCCCGGACATGGGAGGAGGTGACATGGGTTTCCCGTCGTGTCTACATGGCGAAGGAAGAAGGAATAGAGCGGTTTGGCGATGACTTCAAAACCATCCCCATGACGCATGAGCCTGTCGGCATGGATGACCTAAAGCGTGATGGCGCGGTGAATGACAGCCTGAAAAAGGCCGTTGTTTGGGAGATATGGGACAAGGCGTCACAGTCTGCTATCTGGGTGGCCGAGGGCTATGATTCGATTCTTGATACCAAGTCTGACCCGCTCAAACTTGAGGGGTTTTTCCCCTGCCCGCGACCACTATTTGCCACGCTGACAAGCGATAGCCTTGTCCCCGTCGCTGATTACCTGCAATATCAGGATCAGGCCGAAGAAATTGACGACATAACAGCGCGTATTTCCAAACTAGTTGAGGCTTGCAAGGTGGCCGGGGTCTATGACTCAAGTCAAACCGGCGTCCAGAGGCTTCTTAGTGATGGCGTAGACAACGTGTTGATCCCGGTGGATACCTGGGCCGCGTTCTCTGAAAAGGGCGGCATCAAGGGTGTGGTGGACTTTCTGCCCCTGGACATGGTTGTCCAAGCGTTGGAGCGGCTGTACATTGCCCGCGATGCTGCCAAGCAGATCATTTACGAGGTTACTGGGCTGTCCGACATCATCCGTGGTGCATCGGTAGCTAGTGAGACGGCGACTGCACAGCAGATCAAAAGCCAATACGCCAGCTTGCGATTGAAGGAAATGCAGTCCGACGTTGCACGATTCGCCAGCGACATTCTGCGCATCAAGGCACAGATCATTTGTCAGTTTTACTCGCCTGAAACGCTAGTCGCCATGTCAGGGATGGCTGCGACAAAAGACGCGCAATACCTGCCACAAGCCATCCAGCTATTGCAAAACGACACCTTGCGGGCTTTCCGCATTGCCGTAGAGACGGATTCACTGGTGGAGCTGGACGAGCAAGAGGAAAAAGCCAGCCGCATGGAGTTTCTGACGGCGGCATCCGGATTCATTGAAAAAGGCATAAATGCGCCGCCCGAGCTTATCCCTTTGATGGGTGAAATGTTGCTATTCGGCGTGCGCTCATTCAAAGCAGGCAAAACAATGGAGGCCACACTGGAGCAGTTTATCGAGGCTGCGATGGAAAAGGCCAAAACACCCCAGCCTCCGCCCCCGAATCCTGAGATGCTCAAGATTCAAGCATCGCAACAGAGCGAACAGGCTAAATTGCAACTTGAGCAAGCAAAGATGCAGGCCGGACAACAGGCTGAACAGTTCAAAATGCAGGTTGAGCAACAGGCCGCACAACAAGCTGAAGCCATTGCTGCGCAACTAGAACAACAGCGAATGCAGCATGAAGCCATGCTCGAAAGTTCCAAGCAAGAGCACGAAATGGCATTGAAGCAAATGGAGCTTGAGGCGACCGCTGCGCGTGATCGAGAAAAGTCACAACTTGACAATGCGACCAAGATTAGGGT